CTCAAATTCTCCCATTTCTCTAATGTCATAGAGATCGCATAATAAATCTGAAATGTTTAAACCATTCATTTGTAACTTGTTAATCGGTGAATTAAATTAAATGTGTAATCAATATTTCTTATACACCATCCTGTAACATCACTTATCTTATCTACCAATTCATCTTCATCTTCTACTTCCCATATACCTAGTGCAGTATCATGTAATGCAATCTCTTCATCAAATGTTAATTCATTATCAGTATCAAATTCAATGTCAGTAACTAGAATTTTCATGCTACCTCCCATTCTTCTTTGTTGACTGATTCTCTACAACATAGGCATGTAATTGCCGACCAACTAAAATGATATACTCTGTTGTATTGTTGGCATTTGGGGCATACAATTTCTTTACCATTGTATCCTGCCCTAGTGTAACGATTGACTTTACTCATAATACTGTGGTCGTTGCTTAGGATACTGTTGGGTTACATTATCAACTAACTCATCATACAACTCAGGATCATAATTATCAATCTCTTCTTTTATCTCATTACTGCTGCAATTCTCATAGTAATCAGTCAGTTGATCTGTTACTATTTGCACCAGTGTTTTAATGTCCATGCCATCAACAAGTATTTCAACAAATTGTGATGCCACTTCTCTGTCTTGATCTTTGGTTAGATTAGGCATAGTGTCCTCCTTGTGCCTGTTCGATTGCTACCACATATCCAGTTCTCTCAAAGTATTCATGTGCTATATTACTTGCTTCTTCCAGTGATTTTGTGAATCTAACTGGACTGGTGAATACACAATAGAATTGTGGAAGATCGGGGTTGAGCATAAGTGCCTTGCTTGACTACCTTTATATAATAACAGACCATGAGAACTTGTCCCATGGCCTTGTGACACTAATCTAACTGGTTGTTACTTGCGGATGTTTTCTACATCATACTCTATGATGATCTTCTTGGATGCTCTACCTACACTATTAAGAGTATTAACACGCGATACAGTTCCGTCTAGGCACGCTGCTATCTGGAGTATTTCAGATATTAGTTCTCCTTTATCCATATACATGAACTGATCCTCCTGTAGTCTACTACAAGGGATCTCAGTATTATCCTTCATTTAGTTTAATCTCCTTCCAGTTTGCATACATTCTTCCGAATAACATTCCTTCATGCGACTTGATTGAATCGCCTTCAAGAATCTCTCTCTGTCTCTTGTCTAACTTCACATTCATTGAGAGATATTCTTTCTCCCAGTTCTGTATTTGCTCAACAGTGAGTTTCATTGTGTAATAATGATCGTATGATTATTTGTTTGGACGTTGAATTGTTTCTGAACATTCATGTTATTGTCTAGCATATGTTTTGCTAGATCTTTTAACAGTCTTTCAGTAGCGACTGTCATAGGGATGATGTTACCATGATCGGATTTATCCATCATCCATTTTGCTTTCTTCATTGTTAAGTATCAATTTTAGTAAGTATATTGGTATGAGAGCGAGCGAACCGCCGAGCATTGTGAATACTACTATAGAATATAGATCAATTAAATTATTTGCCATTATTCCAAGGCATTGTATTACCAGTTGTATTATAAGGAAATAGTTTATGTTCCTTGCGGTAGTGTACTATTTCCATGATGTCATCACGTTTTGCAATACATTGACGAATTAGATATTCTATCATAAAAGAATTGCACCTATGATGAATCCCTTGGCGAAACTTATACAAACTACCTGATAGTCTGTCCATCCAAATTTGTCTTGACACTTCTTGATAAGTTTCTTATCCCAAGTAACTATCTTGTCAAGTATTTGTTGTGTTTTATCTTGTAGTTTCATTTCTTTTTAATATACTGGTTGATTACTTCTATTTGGTCATGCCATCGAGCAATCTTATCTATTTCCTGTTGCATTGCTTCAGTAATATCAGGATGCTCACCTATACCAACAGGATTATTTAGATAGACTTCAACATTAGCAAGGTGCATCTGGATTTCACCATTTGCATGTGCTAGTAGTGCCTTGATTAGTTGTTCTCTCATAGTTACAAATGATACAATTAAAAATATATAGGTATAAATTTTTGTGTCTATTTCAACACTTTTTATATAAATAGTAGTAGAATTGAGGAAGAGCAAGATGTACCCAAAACACATACATTATGCTGTCCACCGAATACAATTAATGGTCTAATCTCATGCACAATATAATTTCTCAAAACAGAATGGCAAACTGGAATCATCATAGTTACGACACTTATGTCGCTAGTCAACAAACGGATGACGAAATGTTAGATGATTACTACGAGTGCCTTATTGAGTGTGAAGATAACCAGTCTAGTTGTAAGAGGATCTGTAAAGAATTACTGATTACATAGGCCAAGACAATTAAATAACTGTCACAAGACCTCTGAGAATCCTCTCAGGGGTCTTTTAATATGTTATTTGATAATCATAGGGTGTTGTTCCCATCCTCGTCCTGTATCAGGTACAGGGATGACTTTAGGAGTAGGTAATTCAATTAAGACTTTAATTCCACTCATTAAAGTATCAATGGAGTGACTCATCTTACGATAACCAGTACCAACATACATCTGACCTGCAAAGACTGATACTGTTGCTGCACCCCAGAATAGATAATAAAATCTACTCTTTACTTGGTGTCTTAGTTTTTCTTTCCTTTTTTTGGTCATAGTATTTCAATAGGTTAAATTCAGACTCTTGTAATTTGAGTCGTTCAAGGTGCTTTCTTGCATCAATTATATCCCTGAACCATGCACGATTGAAAGCATCTTTAGTTGTGGGTTCAAGGTAGATAGGAAAAAATAGATGTGGAAAGTTTTCTTTCTTCCTACTAAACTTTGCTTCTATCTTATCATAATTGATCTTACGTTTGCGTCCGCTTGTTCTCCGCTTAGTTAATTTCTTTGCATTTTCATCAAAGTTACGCTGAGTCCTTGCCATTTAGTTCATCAATTAATGATCTTAGTTGGTTAATTTTTTGAAGTAATACATCTGACTTCTCGTGATCTGACTCGTTAAATGCAGTCATATAGTCGAGAATCAATGATCTTAGTTCCTCACTCTTTGCATGATTCATAGAGTTCTTGGAGTTCATCCTCATTATAGAATAGAGTTGACTCAGTATTTAATAGATCTGGGTTCAACCACTCGAACCATTCATCCGCAAAATACAATGCGGAATCCACGCAATCCGTTGCCATTAGTGACTGGAATCGTTCGATAACCCAGTCACGAAGCACTTCGCGTTGTGCGGAAATGATACTCAATTCCTGCTCATTTACAGTTAGATCTTCATTGTTCATTGGTAAATTCCACTTTAAGTTTAGCATCAGCGAGTGCTGCCACCATAGTCCATGCGGTCTCGCCACTCACCATATTTGTATCACAATAATACTCAATAGTATCCTCAAGTAATTCCTTGATTTCTACGAGTTGTGATGCTCTTTCATTAGAAATGTTCATCGTCTTACCAGAGTAAGGTCATTAGTCAAATGATTGTATGAATAAAATGCCAACTGACTTGGTAATACTTCTTCTATTGCTTTACAAAACTCAAGTGTAAAGAAAGACTGGTATCTCCAGAATTTCTTCTCTTCATCTGAGTGTGGTTCTGCATTAGTCTTAACTTTAATAGTATATTGTTTAGAATCCTCTAACTTGATTTCAGATAGAAGTTCCTTAACATGAGCAACAATCATAGGTGCTGCTTTCTGTGCCTTCAATTTAGTAAGTGACGGAAGATTTTTCATTAAAAAGATGCAATGGGAATAGTATAGCATGAAAAATGGATGCAGTCAAGACTGCACCCATATTGAATTTATCTCATATATAAATATCCTCCTGCCCAGTCACAACTCAGTAAGCAATTCTCTCTTGACTTATCATCAATTAAGTTATATCTTACATGTTGTGCTGGTTTTGCCCAACCTGCTGGTTTGTAAACATCACCAGTGGTCTTCTCAACAAAAGCATGAACACTACCATCACGATACTCATTACGATCTTGGAATGTATCGTAATCTTGTTGGATGATCTTGTAATACTTTCTACCTGATTGAACTCTAAATCTCATCAATTTAGCAGTTCCATTCTTGGTTGCCTGAATTTCATTTCTTGTGTACTCAGAAGCACTCTCAAGGTGCATACGCTCCATTGATCTTAGATGAGACTGTTTATAGTCTTCCTCTAATGCTCTGCATAGTGTGTCAACATACTTGCTGACTGTCTCAGTTTTAGAAACGAATTGTGTTTTAGGCATTTAGAATGTGTAACTTGAATGGGGGAAACGAAATCCCAGATGTCTGACCTATGCTAACTTGTTTACCAAGTCTAATTAAGATCTCAGGGATGGGATTTCGTTTCCCATATTCTTATTATACATCAGTTGAGGATGTTGTCTCTGTGGCCTGTGCCACTTTCTCAACTGGTTTTGATTTGCTGCTTTCCTGTGCCTTTGCCTTTATACTATCAATGGTCTTTAATGACCATGAATATACGTTCTTAGCAGTAGGTACAATAACATCAGTGGTAAATTCATCCCACTCATATAGATGTATCTGCCAACGTACCTTGGCATCTTCAATGTATTCACCTAGACTGATATGTGTTTCATCAGGTCTATCTGTTGGTGGTTTGTAGAGACTGCCTTTAACTTTTGGTCGTGGTGATTCAGTCATAGCATTGTATAATATGTACTATTTGGTATTTATTCTAACTGGTACATCTATCGTCCAAGAGGGTGATGATAACTTAACCATCTTAAATTGTTTCTTTGCTGCTTCTCTTGCCTTTGCTTCCTTTTCCAGTTGATTTAATTCCTTTTCACGACCTGCTTCAGGTTGTATCTCACCATAATGCGGATCCCATATCTCAGGATGTTCGTGATTCTCAAAGAACTCTAGGATAGAAGTATCTACCATGTGATACAATGTATCCCATGTTAATGTTCTTCTTAAATTCTCAGCAATGTAATCGTTCTGTGTAACAGACATTTCTTGCTTAAGAAATTCACCTCTATCCCATACGAGTCCATTAAGATCAATGGTAATAGTTACGTTAGAATGAATACTCATTAGTCGTTAAATCCATTGTGAATACCTTCAATTAAATCTGCCTGAGCACCTAGTTTGGTAATAATAGTACGAGCATTAACACCAAATGTCTTAGCACTTCTATTAACTTGTCCTGATCTATCTGCCATGATAATGTCAATTAGAAAATCACATTCTTTGGCATCTAATCTGTTTTTCATGTCTCTAATGAAACTATTTACTGTCATCATCAATCTCCGTAATTTCTGATAGTTTTTTAAGGATACTTGCACCATCCTTTATCTCGTCAGAATTAAACTCTGACCATTGTTGTTCTAAACAATATACAATGAGATTAAACTCATTTTCAGTTAATTTTATATCTGGAGTATGCGAAGCATACAAATTAGGTTCATCAGGAGTGATAATTAGTGCCATTGATTTACTCTGTTAGTTTTAGTGCATTGTTGTGATTCCACAAGTTATTTAAACATACCATGTGAATATCAAGGAGTTGTTCAAAATTAACACCTTCCAAATCTGTCCAGTCTGATACATAGTCTTCTTGGTCAAAATCACCAGTACCATCTATCTTTTGTGGGCATGATCTGAAATTATTATCTTCATCTACCCAGAATATTCGTCCAAAAGATTCGCTATGGAACATAAGTGACCTCAAATAAAATAATGGTAGTTTCCTATCGCCCCTAACCCTGAAACTACCAAAGGGGATTAGAGCAGTTGAGAGAGTGGGACTAACTTATCAAGGTTTCACCTTGGAGTCCAAATTTAACCTATGGGAATCGCTTACACCTGAACCCCAACTTAATGGGCATAGGAACCACATATCCCTCAACATTTATATAATACATCATTTTGAACCCAATGCTCGTGGCCTTGTGACACTTATTATTCTGTCCCTAATCTCTCTTCTTTTGTTCTCTTCTTGATACACTTAAGATTCTTCCAATCCTTCTCGTAACAAAGTAGCAAGGTATGAATCATTTTATGCTGTTCATTCTTTGTGTACCTACACTTAGGTTTTGGTTTGACCGAAGTTTCAATAGTAATATATCGAGCATGTGGTCTCCCTTTAAGATCATGTGATATTTCATCACACTTAAAATAGACCCATCCCTCGTCATAACCATATTCACCCTGATCCCAGACTACATAGTCGTCAACTTCAGGTTCATACATGTTAATCGTCTGCTTTTTTAATGCCAGTGATTTCATCGTAGAACTCGAATGGTTCACGATCTTTGTTGCTTGCTTTAGGGATATTGAATAGATCTCTGAACTCTTTCATTTGATCTATCTGGTCTTGTAGTTTGTCTATCTGCCTTTGTAGAATTTCAAAATTTCTTTCATTATTATTCTGCATCATCAAGAAGTTCTTGATTGCTGCTTTAAACTCATCTTCTTTCACGTTAAGAACCTCCTAATATAATTCGTGTAATTTGTATAAACTGATGAGATCTACGTTAGCGGATACACAATTATTATGTGCTTCCTTACTCTCTTGTCTATCTACAATAGTAATTATACGATCAACTTGATATTCAAGTTCCCTGAGTCTTAACACTGCTTGTATTGATGAATTAGCAGTTGTCACTACATCTTCAAGGACTGCGATCTTACTACCTTTGGGTGGAAGTTTACCTTCTACCCATTTATTAGTGCCATAACCTTTAGGTTTCTTCCTAACGATTAAGGCATCTACAGTATTATGTTTCTTGCTAAGATATGATGCCATTGATACACCAGTTACTAAAGGATCAGCACCTAATGTTAATCCTGCAACTGCAATCGTATCAGGTTCTATACATTCTAACATCAAACATGATGCCATAGATATACCTTCAGCACTTAATGTAACTGGTTTACAGTTTACATAATGTTCACTATGTTTACCAGAAGATAATACATAATCACCTCTTTTATAGGCATATTGTTTTAACAATTCAAGGAAATCTTTCTGCATATTAATAATAACAATTAATCAGTATCTTTCAGGTATTTCATCATACCTATCAGTCCTATTTTCCTTTGATTCTTTACATTTAGTGTCCAAATCTTCAGTTGATTCTTTACATTTAGAATCAGAATCTTTCGGTCTAAGTTTCATTTTTCAATACCTAATTTAGATTTGACAAAATTACATAGTAATTTCACGAAAGATTTCGATGCACTACCTTGTAATTCATCGAACATATACATATTCAACTTGAATGCATAATTGGCCTCGCGTATGATGTTATCTACGTCATCTTGACCTACATCAAGTCCGTCTAAAAGCTGACGGTACACTTTTTTGTATTTTTTAGAATCTGAGATTTCTGAAAAATCATAAAAACTCAATCCTTTGCCTTTTTCAGGTTTAAGAGAGTTCTCAGCGATACCTCTAAGTATTTGACCTCCAGAGAGGTCGCCCAAGTATCTGGTGTAATGATGACCAACCAATAGTTTGGGATCATCTTTTGCAACTTCACGAATCCTGTTAACATACTTAACACATGCCTCTGATTGTTTAATCTCGGTCTCCCAAGATGGGCCATAATAATATGACAGATCCTCCTTGAGTGACTCTTTACGAGGTAACTCTGGTAAGTTGATCTTACCAACTACAGGATGATCTTTAAGTGCTTCTACCTCTTCCTCCATTGCAGAGTAAACGAAGTAGAAGTTAGCAATAAGCTTACGATATTCTTCTGGATCTAAGACACCACGAAGAAATGAAGCAACGAACTTGGTGTTCTCTGCTGCTGAGTGAGACTCTTTAGTCCCTTGTTTAATTTGTGCTGCAAAGTCTTCTACGGCCATGGTTCTTCAATCTCAATATAATTAGGGTTGTCACATGATTTCATGTATTCTATTAGATCATCTCTAATCTCCATTAGTTCATTGTAACACTTTTGGTTATGAGAACATGATCTTAATTCAGTGTCAGGTTTATACAATGATTCTAACATCAATGTCTTAGCACGATCCCATTTCTCATATGGTGTATCGTCACCCTCAATGCTACGTTGATCTTTACTGGCCATAATATTATAAGTGTTCTTGGAGTTCTATGGGGTTGCCTTGTGACACTTCTTTTGGTGTCCAACCAAATCCATTTTTCTCTTCTCTTCGTGCGTTAATAAGTTTATTCTCACAATCACGAAGTTCTTTCTTCATCTGATGGATTTCTTCCTCAGTATATAGAAATGGACTTCGTTCACTTGCTTGAAGACACTTCTTAAGTATTACTGTTTGACTTTTATATCCTACAACAGGATCATATGGTTGGTTATTCATCATCTACCATCTCAAATTCATCTATATTTTGTGCAGGAAGCAAATGTCCTCCTATCTCATATATATGTTCTCCGTTGACACAACCTTTGTACTCAAGACCATTAAGAGAGCCATACTCTCGTATGGCTGCTTGGATCTTATAATGCATCAGTTGTCCTTTAGCAGGTACTTTCATAACAAAATGCGATTTGATATAATGCTAAGGCATTATGCTAGATTTGTCAAGTAGGTTTGTTTTCCCATACAATATCACCCCATGTATCAACCACGTATGCTTTCATAAAGTGGTCAGCATCGGGACAATCTGCTAACTTAGGGAACCATGATGCTCCCATTAATGTTGCCTGATCCTCATCTTGATACTCAACAGTATTAAAGATGCCTTGCTTCATTATATCAATAATATAATCATCTACGAAACCTTCGTAGTATGCTGTAACAGTTGCTTTCTTATCTGCAGCCAGATTATTATAGGTAGTCAGATCAAAATATAATACTGACACTTGATGTCTCTGAGCCCAATAAGCAATGAGATCAAAGTGCGATAGTTCTTTTCCATTGATAATCATCTTAAGAACCTCCTAGTGCATCTAGCTCCGCTTGTGCTTCTATAATTATTTTATCTAACCAATCTTTCTTCGCTGAATTTTCAGAGTTTGCAAACTCATATGCAGTAGGAGTTTCATCAGCAGCAAGTTGAGCAGCTCTTACATTCTCATACTCTAGTAATAGTTGTGGGAAGTATGCTGTCTCAGTCAATGATTTCTGTAGTAGATAATATGAGATCTTCTCTCTAAATGCCTTAAGATAATGCTTACCTAATGGTAAGAACTGTTCAGGTGTAGTGAGATAATCAATACCAGGGAAATCCTTAGACCATACTTCTGTATAGAAATCAGGTGAGATTGGAAACTTAGTATTCTCTACTTCAGTAGCAAATTCTGCTGTTCCTGTTAATTCTCTTAGTTTCTGTCTGTATAATGTATATTTTGCTTTAGTGTCTGCATCTAATGGTGAGTCTGTGACCATGACCCAATCAGTCTCACTTAACAAGAAATTTCTAGCAAGTCTTACGGAGAATGGAGTAACTATTCTTTGTTTAGCATATAATCTACCTAGTTCTTTCTGGTAGTCTTCATTCTCAAGGGAGTCTATTAAATAAAATGCTTCAATCAGTTTATCTTTTAGTTGAGTGGCCTCAGGTATGTCAGCCTGCTCCATCTCATAGTCTTTCCATTCAAAGGCATCAGTCTTAAAATTCTTTAAGAACTTCCTACGCTTGGCATGATATGTTCCATTAGTATACCAATGAAATGATATGAGTTTATCTTTATCACTATCCCATAGAGGATATAAAAATGTAGACAAAGTATCCTTCCAGTAACTCTCTGGAATTACTTTGGGTGTTCCATTGTATGATATCTCCTGTGCTATTGTATCTAATTCAATTTGTAGTACAGGTGGATCAGCATTGATAGCCATCTTGTTAACTATAGTCTCCGTATGTATTTAGTATGCCTTGATCAAGTATTTGCATGTTCTATAAGGATGTAGTAATGGTACATTAATATCAGGATCAATGGTTGCCTGTGGTTCTATCTTAGTTGTTGACTTCAAAGTCAACTTTGCATCAGATGCACCAAGACCAGAACTGTATGTTATACCTGGCCCAGTTTCACCTTCAACAGTGTAAGTTAGACTATCAACCAATGGTTTTGATATAGCACCAGGACTCTGTTGGAATACAAGACCAGATACCTGAGAGTACCACCAAATAAATTCAATAATACCATAATGATCACTATCATCAGCATTATCATTAGCACCAGATGGTGTTGCTCTTGGTTGCTCAATTCTGAATCTAGTATCAGTTGCTCTTGCTGCTTCAGGTACTGCCACAGAATATGTATACCAATTAGTTGTACCATTACCATCCCAAGTATTCTCAATAATAGGAACATTACCAATGATAGGATCATTCCTTACTGATATTGGTGAGATAATAGTATCAATTAAATTCCAGTTGGTTGATCCTGAAAGTTGATAGTACACACGAAGTGATTCTTCAGGTGTGTTTCCACCATTAACTCCATTACCTCTACAAGCCTTGATTGAGAAGTAATTACAATTAGTGGTATCAACTGGCCTTAAATTAATAAAACGTGTTCCTCCATTACCACTCAGTCCACCAAATTTAACATACTGTGTGTATGACTGTGATGATGCAGGTGTTAATGTTAAACCACTTACTTGTCCAGCAGCCTCATCAACAGTAGCTGTTGCTGTAGTACCACCAGATATTCCATTCATTATGTAAACGTATGGTTGAGATTGATAACCAGCACCATTACTATCAAGAGAAATAGCATTGACTGTTCCTGCACCAGATAATGTTACTGATCCTGCTGCATTAGTAGTTGCTCCACCTCCTGCAAATATAACGTCAGGTACTTGAGCAGATGTTGGTAAAGCAAATGATCCAGAACTTCCAGTACCAGTACCATTACCAAAGATGTCAACATCCCACACATTTGCATCTTGTGATGCAGATTCAACTATATCACCAGTAGTAGTTCCAGTCTGACCACCTTCATATCCAGTGATAGTTCCTAATCCTATCTTAGCATATCCATTACCAGCACTAGCACTAGATCCTGTGGTTTGTCCACCCATTGATACACCAGCACCACCAGTTCCAACTTCTACAGTAATATCAGCAGGATCATTTAAGAAAGAAAAATCAATATTACCAACGAATGAACCTCCAGCAGCACCACCGCCACCACCAGCAGTCCAATAGTCATTATTATATTGTACTTGCAATCTTATAGCTGCTTCTCCTCTTTGAATACCATCACTGGATGCACGAGAATGAGTTTCAGAGAAACTAGCATTTTCTAAGTAATCACTACGATATGATGAAACACCTTGTCTACCACCAGCACCACCATCATGCTGACCATCACCAGCAGGTCCACCGCCAGGACCAGCAGATCCACCACCATTACCTGAACCACCAAATGTTAGACCGTTGCGAGCGACACCACCGCCACCGCCACCGCCTCCACCGCCGATACAGGTGTAGTTACCACCAACACCACCTTGTCCAGCACCGAGGGCTTGAGTTGTTGAATCTACTTGTGCTGGTGGTCCAATTCCAGCAGTACCAATACCTCCATCATCACCATCTGAACCAGCACCACCTCCACCACCAACACCAGCGATGATAAGTGATCCACGTTTTATTAATGAAGATGCTCCTCCACCTCCACCAGCATTAACTCCATGACCATCACCACCTTGACCACCATTACCAGAGTTATAATCCTGTGAAGCACCAGATCTATTATTCTGTGCTTCTGGCCAAGGACTTACACCAATTGCTTGTCCTGCTCTATTTCCTATCTCTACACTCCATACCTGTGATTGGAATGTACCTAATTCTCCACTAACTAAATCAACCTGTAAATATCCACCAGAAGATCCTTGATAGTTACCTCTATGTGCTCTTCCTCCCTTAGCACCCCACAATGTAAATGTTGCACTAGTAGGATTAGAAATCAAATTAGTATCAGGGAATGTTGTTGTTGGTGCAGTAGTAGAACCACCAGTACAATTTGCTCTTGACTCTGCTACTACATTATTAGTTCCTGCATCTTTAATTTCAAATGCAAGTCCACCAGGATTATCACCCCAAGTATTATTATTAACACTACCAGTATTTCTGACTCTAAATGTTACTCTATTCAATCCTGCATCACATGGTCCAACTGTAACATTTGTAGATGGTGTACTATTAGAACCAGCACTTGCATTCCAAGTACCCATAGAATTTTCTGCACCTGTCCAATACATAGTGGCTTCATTATCACATGCAAACTCCACATCATATGAATTACCGCCACTAGCATTTATTTCTATTCCACATTCTATCCAATCACCATAATAAGGATCTGGATTACTTAATCCTGGAAATGATTTATATATTGCATGATCCTTCATAAACTGAGACCATACACCCTGTGTTCCTGTTGATAACTGTGCTGTTCCTATTGCTACCCAATTTCTAGTATATAATCCAACAGTAAGATCTAATGTTTGATCATATGTACCAGTCTGTCCACCTACCAATACGTTAACACCATTAGATCCAGATGAATAAGGATCAACAGTAGCTAATGCTCCGTTACCTCCACCTTGAGGATCATTTGGATACTGTGAATATAACCAACCTGGAGAAGTTGGAGCATTTGCTCCCGTTTGACCAGCAGCACCCGTAGCTCCACCAATTACATTAACTGATCCATTATTAACAGCTGTGCCACCTATTCCACCAGTTCCACCACCCATTCCAACATTTCCTTGGCCACCACCGCCACCACCTACTACTAAATCAACCTCTGCTCCATCACCAACCTTTATCCTACTTCCAGTACCCTGATTACCTGCTGTTGTACCAGCAGCACCTGATCCACCACCAGCAAATACTTCATATATTAATTTGTCTGGAGCACCAGTTATATTTCCTAAATTTATACTATAATTTCCTGGTGTAGTATATGTCCATTCATTAGAATAATCATATATTGGAGTACCACCTGTGTTAACAGTTCTTCCACCAATAACAGATGATCCACTGAATTTTCTAAAGACTGGACTGGGTATAAAAGTTTGGAATACATATGTTCCTACACCACTAGTACCTGAAGCAAGATACTTTTGTTCTGATGCTGTTACAGTTGGGTCTTGAATTGTTCCAGGACCACCAGCACCACCAGCATAATCAAGTACATCATATGTACCAACAGTATTATCTGTATTTGGTTGTCTTAATAATCCATGACTATGTGTAAAGACCTGTCCAGTTGTAGGATACCATCTTGTTATTCTTCCTGTTCCTTCACGATAATCTTGTTGGTATCTATCACCACTAGCCTCTTGAATCCATGAGTTAGTACCTGCTTGTGCATGATAAACTGTATGACTGTGTTGTTGAGCACCAGAGAGTTTAGTCTCTCTCATACTTATCTCAACTGTCTGCTGTCCTATTATAGTACACTCTGTAGTTTCAACTACATTCTCATATCCAGAAGTAACTATCCTACCTAATGAAAAATAATCATCTTGTAATGTCTTATCTAAGTACCATCCACCACCTGTAGTACCCACACCCATTGAAGAGTTTGCTATAGTTGGTGAGTTCTGACCCCATACAGGGCCATTACCAACTACTTTCTTGGCAACCATATCAGGAACTTTAAATGTTCCCATTAATGTATCACCTAAAAAATCTAATACATTATTCTGAGTTATACCTTCTAATGATCCATCATTAGGATTGATTCTTGCTTGAACTGTAGCTTGAGTAGATGCACCACCACCACTAAGAACTACATTAGGTACAGTAGTATATCCAGATCCTTGTTCAAATACTGTAAGAGATATTACTACACCATTTGCAACAGTTGCAGTTGCAGTTGCAGTAGTTCCTCCTGAAGTTGATGGGGGATCAATAGTTACAGTTGGAGCACTTGTATATCCTACACCTCCTGTTAATATATCTAATCCATTACTAGCAGTTCCACCATAATCATTACCAATTATTTCAAATAATCCTGGATAATCATTTATATTATATTCTGTACCATCACAATATAAGTATCCCTCATGTGTATAAGCTGGATCATCACCACCTTGATATGCATTACCACTATTTTCAGTTAATGCTGGAAATGCAGCTGCACCTGCTTTAATAAAACTATGGTCATAAGAATTTGCACCAGCCTTAAGGTTAGGCACAATAGCACCTATAGGTGTTGTGTCTGTTAAGATATCTGTTAGATATCCTGTCCTTGCATTTCTATAAGTCTGGGTCATCTTTATATCTTAATTAAGTATTCCATTACAATAAAAGGAGCAGCAGCAGAATCAATTGATACTGAAGAATCAACTCCTATAGACATAGTTGTAGATAAATTCTCTGGTGGTATTGATATAGCAGCAGTCTTTACTTTATATGTATGATCTCCTTTAACAATATCAACACGATGGTTATGTGATGTAGGATCAATTCCACCTTCTCTAGGTAAATCAAGAGTATCTGTCATCTCATTATCACAATCTGGAGTACATGAATTACTATTAACATCTAAGTTAGATTGTAATGGTAATACATCATACAAACTATTTCCTGCATAATCATCAGGAACTCCTTGAGCACCCTGAACATATGTTACTGGAACAGTCAATGATGAGGTTGATAAGTTACCACAACCACCAGGCGTTCCAACAAGACAAACATATGTTAAAATTAACCAAATTCTACTAGCATTACAATATCTTGCTAGATTCTGTCCATCAGCAGAACCAGCGAGATCAAATCTATTCATACTATAACTGGAGTTACTAATACAGTTATATGTGTATTGAGATCCAGCACCAAATATACAATGTCCGTAGTAAACAGTCTGTTGTAATCCTAATGCTTGAATAGATGTAGGTCCACCATTATCACCTGGACTCCATTTATCTATTGCTTTACATGGTTCTTGAGCACTACCTGGTGGTTGTGCAGGATCATTATTATATCTTGTTGCATCCAACCAATCTTGAATAGGAACAGTAGATGCATTTCTTCTACCAGTTCTACCAGCTCCTATAGGATTTTGTGAATTTGTTTCGTTGGTCTGTAAGTTTCTTGATCTATTCCATGTACCAAAGTGAGCATGAGGATGTACAGCATTTTCTTCTACACCTTCACTATCAGTTCTATGTGTTTCACCAGCATAATTCCATGATGGTTTACCACGAACTTCTATCTCTTGGCTGGGAACACTAATTGAACCAGAATATTGTATGGTAACATTTTCACCAATAGCAGATGCAATTTCTACACCAATACCACCTCTACTTATCTCAGTACCTAGAGCATTGGTAGTTCTTATATTATCATACACACCAGCATTAGCACCAGAAGTAGGCTCTGGATACTTAGATCCAAAGTCAGGAACCATGAACTGATCATCTGTTATAAAATCAAATGCAGTATTATCAAGATTTCTTCTAAGAAACTTAGTCTGTTCACCTGTTCCTAATATAGCAGCAAGTTGTGGATAATCCTCTGCATAATATATTGTACCATC